CACGCCTGCTTTTCGCTCACCTTTGCTTAAAGATGCGAGTGGAAGTAAAAATTTCCATAGGATCTGGGCCGAAGCACAGATTCTATCTACTTAAAATCTTCCAAACGCTGTTTATAACAGTTTTGTATCTTCGGCTCAAATGAGCACGACTAATATAGCCGTAACGTGTGCTCGCCCACACGATTAGTTGCTTCCGTCTTCACGGCTCAGGATATCCCTAGACATTGTCCTACCCCAATTTGCGGATGCTGTTTTAGACTTCCCAGGTCTTAATAAGTTTAATGACATTTAAGGTCAATTGCAATTTCAAGACTTGCTAGTCGTCTCATATTTCTAGGGTGAGCTACCCGAGGCCCCTACGGTGGGCCTGTTCCAACGGCTGGTGTATCTAGCACGGTTACTAAAGGTAAACCTATGTAGAATCCGAGTTGAAAGTCTTCTGCAATGGACGCAAACACTTCAATTCTACCTGGAATATCATCCGCAGAGAGTTGATGCAAATTAAAGCACCGGTACTCAGTATTTAGCCCATACGAACCGCCCTCAAAATTGAGTAAACGATTCGGAGTAAATCTATTAAGGCTATAATATGGTAACTCTGCTTCCACGCACTGTTGTGAATGCGTGTGTTGTTGTTCTTGTGAAGCATTCTGCCGCTCAACAAAGGGGCGTAATAAATTCTGTGCCCTCTGTCTAGTTCCATTGTTTGACGCCAGATCAAACGCGTAAACGTTGCTGTATTGATTTGCACCATAAGACAAAACACTCTCGGATGGTTGTATTCCTAGCATTGTGTTGGAATTAGTACATATGGCCTTGAAGCGCGTACCACCACGGAAACCCGAATATGCATAAGATCCGAACGTTAAAAAACTATTAAACGTTCTAACGAATCCGTCTGCCTCACTCTGGGTACTATATCCACGTGGTCTAGGTCGACTTCGCAACACATGCGTCGCTCCGAGCATAACACCGACAATCTTTGGTAAATACATATAAGATGTCGGTCGTTTCATCAAAGCACGCATTGTCCTAATATCCTCACCTGCATACACCATCATCTGCCTGTCCACCTCACTGTTTGATCCAGCAGTGAATGAGATTTGCGTATCATCTGGCATTTGGCAATCCTCCGCACAATCTGTCATATCTCCACCTTGTACCTCCAAAACCTTAGGAGTTGCAAGCTTCTTAAAAACGAATCTTGAATATGACATATTTGGGTCAAAAACCTTAAATCCAGCGTTGAAAGATCCATACAAATTTATGGCAACAGCTTCTGTTGATGAACTGGGTGATGTAAGTTCATTTAGAACGAATATACTAATCACTCCATTATCTCCTGGTTCATTCCTAACATTGCTATTTATACCATTGTTGGATTCTAACGCTTGCCAACCTGTAGGCCTAGTCTTAAAAGCTTGACTTTGTGCCCACGGTATCTGAATCGTCATCTCTTTGGAATCAGCTAAGTCCATAACATAAGAGTATTGGACATTAGTCTCCGGTGTAGATGTTGCTACTGACGGATCATAAACAATCAAGATCCTGCCTTTGTGGAAATTCGAACACGCAACTTCAACCTTCAAATTGAAGGTCCCACGCCAATACCTAAAATCAAACATAGGTATGGCATAGGAAGGAAATTGCCACGCGTTCTCAGTGTTGTGCTTCAACTTGTGATATGGCCAAACGTTTATGTCTGTCAATCTCGTGTTGGGTAAAGCATCAACTTTCCAATCAAAAGAACCCAAATAATTGGTTCTAGTGACAAGGCTATCAATAGATAATTCATCATTACCACCTAATCCCATGACTCTGGTATCAATCGTGATCTCTTGCTTTGTATCTAAGGATAACTTCGTAGTGGTGTCTAGCGTGTCGTAGTTGGCTAAATTCGCTATGGGGCGCGGTTGCATCTTCATGGCTGGTGTTATATCAACCGGTCTCGAAAAACCATATAACTTCGCCAATTTAGAAGATAAACCCGCGGCTTCACTCATAGCCATTGCGAACGGCTTCAATGGCCCCATATAAGGGGCTACTGTGCTCGCAACATTTGCTAACATTGTCGCTGGTCGTGATATTACTCCTTCGGTATCGTATTCACCCGCCTGTGGTGTAAGAGAACCGGAAGAATTAATGGTTGGGCTATCAAATGTGGCTTGATCTGCCCATGCAAAAACACTAATTGTTAAATCGGTAGTTGCACCATTGACGTTCTTGAGTTTATTTATTGACTCTAAGTAAATCACTCCCATCTCGTCCCAATCTGAATTTGGTATATTCAAAGAATCTTTGTACCAAAAGAAAGGGATTCGTAACTCGCCACCTGTACTCATACATGGATCTAGGAAAACATGTGGTCGCTGTGTTGCTAACATAATATCTGCTTGCTCACCTGCGATATGTTCGTGTTCCAAATCGAAATCATTTAATGGTCTATAAGACGCAATTATTTTCCCGAAATAGAATCCGTTCCCATTGATCATGAACTTTAAGTGTAGGTTGCACCTCAAGTTATTGAAGTTGTTAATCCTATTTATCACACGCTTATTGTCTAAGAATAATTTCCACGGTTTAAATTGAGTGGATAAAGCTTCCGCGACTTTAACGGTTGTTGAAAAGATCTTAACTGGTCGTTTGAGAAAACTCTGTAGATCATCGTCTGAATTGGTTGTACCAAATCGCGTTGGGTCAATAGACTGATCGACATTATTTATGACATTGTACTCCGTATCTTGGAACTGCATCAGCTGGGCTTTCGTGACTCCGTCACCAGACTGCTGTGCTGAGGTTGTTTGCGTTCCCGCTTGCACCTCTAATAAGCCCGTGTGGGCTCCCTCACCAGGGAGTTTGTCCCACGCCTTCTCTATTGTTTCAGTTTCCTCTTCCGCTATTAAGCTCAAGGGTTGACCGAAGACAAAAGCAGGGTTTTCAAGATTAAACCCCGAAACTAAATGGTTCAATGTAGAGTCTGTAACCAAACTCACATCGTCCCACGAATGTGGTGTGTGTGTGTTGTTGTTCTGCCAGTAAAAAATAACTCTCGTGCTCACTCGGCATAGTGAAAGCACTCCAGTAGAACTTGTTGACCAGAATCGTCGCCCCTAAATAGGGGTGCCCCCACCGGGAGGGCCTCTTGATGTACGCACGCGTCCAGGAGTTTACGCAGTCCTCGCATATAACTCTCGTCGTAATCATCGCACACATCCCCATCTTGCGTTTTACATCCAGGTGGGTCCGGATGGATCTCAATCGGCGGTAAGCCGGTTCGATATCTAGATATCCATATAATCTTAAAATCGTCATATGTCATCTTGTAACATCGGGAATACGGGATCAAATCGTAATCCTCCAAGATCTCGAATGCAATGGCGCTCCGAGCGTCGTAAATTTCACGTCCGTGAAAAAACCACGCAGCCAAGGCATTATCCATATTGACGGCCGCACTCTCGTGGGCTGACAATTGAGACTTGGTAATGAACTGGAGACTTTTAAAAATCGAAGTCTCATCTAGTGGTCCCAACACCGCATCTAACTCTTCATCGTACCTCGGGGTTCGTTTTAAGAAAGATAGTTCATATATATTGATAAAAGGGACGGAATCTTGATCTTTCACTGCCATCGTGTAAACGATGTTGTGTTTAGCAAAATATTCCTGGCGATTTGTGTGGTTGAACCAGTCAAATCCTGGTCGAACTGAGTCAGCACAATCATCACCGTACGTCATAAGAGACGATACAGCTTTGAAAGGTGGCACCTTCAAATTCAACTGCCTTGCTAGACCAAAATAGCATATTCGGTGCAACAACGAGTTACACATACAATTGCCAATTGTGGTGAGACTATTCCCCGACGTCATGGATCCAAACAATTTAAATATGTCTCCATTCATGTGGACAACTGGAAAAATAACTTCAGTCGCCAACGTCCGCATAATCTCTAATTCCTCCTCCGTGTAACCGATGGATTGTGCAAATTCTATGAATATACTAAAAGCTGCACTAAGAACTTGACTACTCATCTTTTGGTCATAGTTCTTGTAATCTCCGGCTACAATCCTGTCATCACCGTACTTACTGATAGACTTGATAACAGCTTCCCATTCAGGACCTTCTGCGTTGCATCCTACCGCCATCTCAAACACCTCGGGGCGTTGAAGCATAACCACTAACACGGGTAAGTAGTACTGGCGGAGTCCTAGACTAAGATTCATATTCGAACATTGAAATGTGCGAGCTACGACTTTGGAGTTTTTGATAGGTTCATCCTTCAAAGACTGGTGGAAGAC